GACCTGCGCCTCATATGCAACTGTTTTGTTGCGAGAAGCCATAGCTTTTACAAGCTCGACTTGCTCTGGGGTGCGTTTTAAAGTAATTTTCATGGTGAAATTGTTCCTTTCTATAAATTAAGATTAATGAATTTCTAAGACAATGTAATCACCTAAGAACTGATCACTCGTTGGGCCTTGGTTGGTTCTAGAACCAGTTCCAAGAACTTTTCCGAAGTGTCCTGAAGTCCAGTGTCCATGATTTGATACAGCGCCAGTAATTTTACCTGCGTTTGTATAAGACATTTGAACAGGCGCTCCTACAGTGTAATCAGTGGCGTTTCCGTCAAAACCACTAGAAGATAACGTAAAGATACCTCTAGTAGCAATCGGTACTGCCTGGCCTGGGAGAGCTGCTTGGAGTTCAGTTTGCTTAGTTGGGTTATAGAGAAGTTTTTCTCCGTTTTCGTCGTTTTTAGCTGTCTGTAAAAGCGTAATTCCTAGAGGCTTTTGTCCAGAGGTAGCTGCGTTGACCTTAAGATTAACTTCAGGGTACATCTCTGTAGTACCAAGAAACGGAAAGCTTGAGTCACCAAGATAACTGTTTGTTTGGTAGGTTACAGGATCATTGTTGAAGTTACCATCTGTAATCGTAACGAATACTCCAGCATCGCCAGAGCCTACGTCCGTTGTGGCATCGAGAACTGAGTTGTTATCCAACGCATATAAGTTCACGACATCATGATCAGAGTATTGTCTGAATGGTAAAATTCTAATAGACATGATATGTTAATATTGTTTGTTTGTTAGTTATGAAATTTCAATGTTTTCGCGCTTGAAAGCATCTCTGAATTTGTCAGCAAATGACTCTTCGTTTGATGCAACAGCTTCGTTAACGTTTGGAAGACCAGCATCAACTTCTTCAGCTTCGTCAAGAGCCTTCTCAACTTCTACTTTTTCAGTAGATGCATTTGAAACTCTCTTAGAGACTTCGTCATCGATACGAGACTGTATTTCCTCGTTAAACGCAGCTTGCGCTTCTTTATTCTTATGTTTCCAAAGAACTTCTAGTTTACTAGCGAAAGAAGAAAATTGCTCTTCCTCATCAATAGATTTAAGTTCTTTTGCGAGAAATTCGCGGTCCTGATCATCAAGATCATATGTTTGATCAAGAGAATCCATTCTTTCGTTAAAGCGAGCGACTGCTTCTTCAGCTTTCTTCTCGTTTTCAAAAACAGAGATGCGCTCGTTGGCGGCACCAAGTTTTTCTTCGAGATCAGCTACAGAAGCTTTCAGATCCTCATATTCTTTAGCGATTACTGCTTTTTCCGACTTCGCCGCCTCAAGATCAGCACGATATTGCTCATCTCGCTGTTTAATAGCTTGAGAGAAGGTTTCCGTCATTGAAGCGGCAGCTTCCTTAGAAAATTTCTTTTCATTGAGAAGCTCCTTTAGTTCTGAAATAGTTTTTTCAATTTCCATGGCGTTTGTATCCTTTGTGGTGTTTACATTTAAATTAATTTTTTGTGAAATATTATCACGTTTATCGTTTATAAAAACTTTCTCTACTTCAGGTTTTTCTGAGTAAAGACCCTTAACATCAGCGGCTGGGTTTAGAGTATAAGCAATACCTAAAGGATATATATTACCCTTGATTAAACGGTATATGTTTTCACCTTTGTCCGTTTTGCCAGTACCTCCATAACTCCTTAAAAAACCCTTCATTTCCTGTATTTTTTCAGGATCTGAAATAATTTTTGCGTCTTTTAATTCATCACTTCCTACTGCCAAAACGTAATCGCTAAAACCGATTTCCCAACTGGCTGAAACTTTTTTGTATGAGCTGCTCTCTGGATCTAATGAGCTTTCTACTAAATTGGTAAAATTTTTATTAACAGATTTATAAATTACAGCCCCAAGAGCAATATTGAATGGGGTATTTTTGTTTTTTACGTCCTCTGCGCTTAATACTTCACTTGTATCAAATGAGCTGAATCCAGCATCAACTATGTGTCCTACAACCTTCTCTTTATCGTGTTCGATATTAGTTGGTTTATGGACGAAATTTGGTGTGTAGGCTATGGCTGTTTCGGTATCCATACCGTCGCCATTCCTATTAAATTTGTTTACAACAGCAGCATTAAATGCCACTCCGAGCAAATCAACATTACTTTTGTAGTCTATATCTTTAGGTACTAGGGGAGCTAAATTGCTTAAAGATGCCTCAGAGATCAGAGATGCCTCACTAATTTTACAGATAGATATCGGACAATCAAAAGTTGTTTTGTATTTATAATCCATTAAGAATTTTCCTTACTATGATGAAGAATTGCTGCTGGGTATAATTCAAGGTTGTGTTCGCTAGAAATCGACAAAACTTCAGTTAAGGTTTGTAAATTTTCTATTTCTTTAAAATCTTTTACACATGATTCCATGGTTTCTGCCCAAGATTCTTTACTTTCAGAGCAAACTATAGACTCACAAAGATCATCGACCATCTGTTCCTGGGCCTCAGAAAGCTTTTCAGACTTCACATTTTCCATCATTGTAGCCTTTGCTGAATTTATAAATTCATCTATTTCATAAATAGTTTTTTGAATATTATTCCTGGAATACTGGGCATTTACGATTGGAACTCCAGTGGTTCCCTCTGGTCTTCCACCTTGTTTTGGTGTCTTTGGACCGCCCCCTATATCAGCTTCAACCATTGGCACTCCACCAACTAGAGGGTTGTAATAGCCTTCTTTTCTCTCATCGACAAAATCTTTTTGAGCTGGGGCTATCTTATCTGCTTCTGGGAATCTTCCATTGTGGAACATTTCCATTCCCTGCTGTGGAGTTAGTATACCAAGCTCCATTAAGCGAGTTGAAACTCTCATCAGCTGGGCTTCGTCTCTCATATCGATATCTTTCATTTTTACCTCTGGATAAGATCTGAGACCCAACTCTTTTGAGATTCTTTTTATTTCTCGCTGTAAAAAATCATTAAGAAATCCACCTCTAGCTTCTTTTAGCCTATCAATAAATATTTGAGCTTTAACTTGTGTTGAACTAAACTTCTCTTCTCCGACTACTATGTTTTGTAGCCCCTGCTTGATATCTTCGTTTAGTATTTTATATTTATCTGGCCCCAAAACTCTATTTAGCTCAGGAATCACAAACTCAGCTTTTGTTGTATAATCAGATACTAAAACCCTACCAACACTTTCGTTTTTGAATAGGTTTTGCATAGCTGCAAGGTTATTCGCATTGATTCCCCCCTTGTCAGGATCTGCACCCATTGTGATGAGAAGTATTACATTCTCAACTGTCCTTGTGATTGCTTGATCCATTTTTTTCAGTTCCATTTTAGCATTTATGTCCTCAAGCACTGGAAATCCAAAAGGTATAGCAAATGGTTCATAATCTTGTTTCTTATAGAAAGAGAAAGACAACCTTTGAGCATCTAGTTGCACTTTAAGACCTTTTGAGGTATAACCGCCATCTTGAATGGCTTTTTGCGTGTCAGGATCTAAACTGTTGAAAAGTTCTACATCTTCTTCTGTCTGAGGGTTTTGTAGTCTAGCTAGCTCATACTCAGATAAAACTTTTTCATAAGCCCCTACAGAAAAGGTGGTTGCTCTTTTTGCTACTATGTCATATGGATTAAGCAGTATATATCTGATTGGAATTTTGTTTTGTGAAGGATTTATAGATCCCACTTGATTCATGAGCTTCGCATAGTCGTCAGCCTTGAATCTTCCATCAACCCTATATAAAAACACATTTCCGCTTCTATAGTACTCTCTGAAGTACTGATCTTTGATTGATAGTATATTTATTCTTTTAAACCACTCGTAGAAAAACTCCCTACTCTTTTTTGTGCCGCCCTCTAAATATATGTCTGTATTTGTGAACTCAGACATTATATCTATTGCGTTTCTGAATACAGCCACATTAGCGTAAGCTTTCTGACATAGTTCTATAGTATCTCTTACGTCTATGCCATCAGCAGCATAGTCATATGGCAAAAGCCCTACATCAATACTTGAAAATCTATTTTTTAAATTTACAAAAGCAGATCTATTTTTTCTGCTACCTGTGAAGCCACTAGTGCTAGCAGACTGCCTTCTAGCTTTAGAAACCTCCTTGAATGATGCATCAGATGTATAAAAAGGATCTCCCAGCAAATCAGGCTGAACTTCTCCATTTTTACCAATAGGTACATAAGTCTCGGTTTTTTTATTAAATTTATCCCAGTAGTTAGAACGTTTTGTGTATTTTCTCTTAGCCATGTCAGTAATTCATATTACACTCCAAAGTTAACTTTCAACTTTTAAAAGTTAAGAAATAAACATTGGTGTGAAAGTTTGTTGACCATAATTCCCTTCGAACGCTTCCATATCATAAAAAACATTCATCATCCAGTTAGCAAGGACCAAAGCAGAGTATGAGTCTTTCCTAGCTTTATCAGCTCCTTTTTGTTTTCTTAGATTTGGAGGTAAATCAAAACTTTGAGTCCCCTGAACAGAAGTTGTTACCTGAATTAAAGCGCATTGAACCTTTATTAAATCCATCATGTCTTTTTGATGCTCAACCAAGTCAATCATTCTCGCTCCAGGCGCTCCGCTGGTATTTGGGTCATTTCTTATGAATTTTAAATTTTTTATAGGAACTCTAGACTTCCTTTGGATGTTGTAATCATCATTCATAGCCGCCCCAGCAAAAAATATTTTCTTATGGTCAAAAGCTGATTGCAAAGATTCATTCGCCGCCCTGATCCATTGGGAACTTGGTTTTCTTAAAAACACATATCTTCTTGAGCTTTTATTGTATTGATTTTTAACTCTTCTTAAATTCTTTTCATAATCTGCCACCTTGTCGAGATCAGCCTCTATAGTCTCCAATCTTAAATTAAGATTTTTAAATATAGTGCTTTCATTACATGAGTTCATAAACTGAACACCACCATTGTAGTCACCTACGACTGCCACAATATTGAAATGAGTCATAAGATAAGCCATATACTTTATGTGTGTTTTTAAATTAGCCCCAGACATAGCATAACTATGGACGACAGTACCCTTCTTCAAGTCTTTGTTTAATTTAAGCAATAATATAGCGAAATCGTCAGAGCTTTCACTTTCAGACCAAGATGGGTCAAAAGCTAAAATATACTCATCATTATGGTTGCCTACTACTTCGACAGATTGACCCTCGCCATCAGGTATCGTGCATTCTGCCATTTTGCTAACTTTAAAGTATCCAGAGCTATCATCTGTAAATACAGCACCAAACTCTCGGTCAAACTGAGAATCGCTCATTGTAGCCCGTGATTGACTTATAAGATTTTGATCATACAACTGTTCTGGAGCGCAATCATAGCTAAAGTGCATAATTGTTCTGTGCGCCCCGTCCTGTTTGTTCTCGTTTAGAATCAAATTCTCATATTGCTGATAAAGTTTATATAAGTACTCAAATTTGTAAGAAGCAGAAGACAATCCTATAATTTTATTGTTAGGCCAGACTTTCCTATCATCCTCAGTCATCTTGCCTTGTTTAATCATCTCTGTTTCTAGATCATAAACTTCTTGTCGCTCTGTTGGGTTATCAACGACAGATAGGAATGGCATAATCACCTCATTAAATATTTTTTCAGGCATTAACAAAAGCTCATCGATAATCATCCTCTGAAAACGGAAACCCCTAAGTTTTTCACCATCTCCAAGAGGTAGCGCCCTTATACTGCTTCTGCCTATCTCCATAACCCATTCATCATTCATTTTAGATGTTCTTGTTATACATTGAGAAAAGAATGTAGCTTTAGGGCTTTTAGCAATATCTTCTATCTTCTTAAATATCATTTTAGACTGTCTAAATGATTTAGATAAAATACCTATCTGCACCCCTTGGTTTAAAATAGCGTCTAAGAGCGCGAAAATGGCCGTAGAGAAGCTTTTGGACATTCCACGGCTCCATATGCCCAAAAAGTAATCAGACTCCATCATGGCCTTTATAGCCATATGCTGAAAGGGAAAGAGTTTTACTCCAGTGAATAACTCTGTGGCAAAAGACGGATTTTCCCTTAGAAATTTATAAAGCAAAATCTTTGCCTCATTCTCATCCAAAAACCCCTCTTTTTCTGCCAGCTGTTGGTTTATATCTTTGTACTCTCTTTTTAGTTTTTGTACTCCTGTTTCCCAAGCCATCTTTTATAATATGTTTATTCCAAAAATATTGAACATCTACTGACCAAAGATTTGATCCTAGCACTAACAGTTTAGGTATTATAAGCTCACTGTCTTTTCTAGATCCACTAAACACAAATTGACAACAATCCGAATACTCGGCTTGTATCTCTCTCATTTGATGGAACACATAGTCCAATTTAAATTTTTTAAATCCTTTTTTATTCTCATCCTCCATTTTATCGAAGGCAGTCTCAATCACTATAAACAAGAAGCAGCCTAAACTTTTACATCTTTCTAACTCCTTGACGAATCTATTGTAGCCGTTTGTAACGGTAGAGCAAAAATCCTGGTAGGACTTACGATCTACAAATGTATATGAATAATCTTCTCCCATAACACCGTAATCCCCAACGTCTAATTTCAAAACTCTACTATTTTTGAAATTTAACGGTTGCTGTTCCCTTGTGTCTATAAGTATGAGGTTTGCTGTAAAATCATTATAAAATTCAGTTGGTAGCTGCCGTGACAGCATCGGTTTTAAACCAGCCGCTTCACAGGCTTGGCTATAGCTGCCGAAAAGTCTTTTGCAAGTGTCTACGTCTGGGAGACCTGCGGTCTTTAGATAAATATCGGGTGGAGCTGCTATCAGCTCCTTTTGTTCCTTTCTATCTTTTAAAATATCTATAATGAATTTTTTTACTTCCGCTTTATCAGCAGTGTCGCACCACTCGACCATATTTGCGTTGTTAAGGAAATATGTGCTGAAGTATTGCTTATAATTTTTAAAAGGGATAAGTTCCCCAGTAAGTTTGTCTTTCCTAGCGTAATTCTTGACGTAGTAGTCTCCTAGCACCATATCGTGCTTTTTTACATGTGCATGTAGACTTCTTAAAAAAGTGAACTCTTGACCACACTCTTTACATTCAAACGACATCTTCTTGTGATATACCTAGTACTCTAGCTTTCCATTCAGCCATTCCCTCTAAACGTTCGGCTTCTTTCTTGATTGATTGTTTTTGCATCTCTGCGATGCGAACCATTGTCTTTCTTTCTTCTTCCTCTTGAAATGATTGAACTATAGACAAAAAGGATGCATTCTCTTTTTGATTCTTTTTCATTCGTTCTGCCCTATCACCTTGCAGTTTTTTAGTAAGGTTCTCAATACGGGTTTCGCACTGATGGTACTCTCCAGACTTAGCCTTTATAATTTCCGCAAGCCTGACACTCATTTCTGTTTGGTCATCAGCAATATCAAACATGTCATTAAGTTTGTTTAAGTGAGAACTTATCACTTCTAAGTTAATCACCTCCTTGCAAGCGTTAAGATACAAATTAATCTCATCCGCAGTTAAATCTGGTTTATCCCAGGTTAATCTTATAAATTCATGCTCAAAAAGAACTCTATCTTCTTGATTTAAATAATTATTAATAATTTTTAAAAATCTTGAGTTGTTAAGATTGATTCCTAATTTTTCGGCGCAAACTTGCTTTTGCCTGTTTAACTTTGCGTCTTCTAAGTCTAAACCAGTGGCATCATTGATTTTTTTGATGATTCGACTCAAAGACTTAGGTGAAATGTATGAATTTAAAGCAGCGCCGTCTTGAGAAGGAATTATGTCGGGATTTACGTCTCTTATGAAAGCCAAAACAGTTCTTTGCTCATTGCTAAGAGATTTTACATTTCTTTCAGGAAAAATTATTTTAGCTATCTCTAAAGACGACAAACCGCTTTCTGCTTGCTCTAAAATAAAATCTTTTTGCTGTTGTGTTAATTGTATGTCCTCAGTCCTAGAAGTTGCAGTAGTTTTGAAATTTATTGAGTTTTCTACTAAAAATTTACGTACAGCCCTGCCCTCCTTAGACCTTCCGTCTAATTTGTCATCTTCAAAGCATTGACGAGTCAAATCTATGAGGCTTGTTATTTTTGCCGCATTTTCTCTTAAAAATTGTTTCTGCTCTTCGTTAAGGTCCATCATTTATAATATCGCTCTCTCTTAGTATTTCCATGGCTACCTGTAAGAACTTCTTTTTTAGGTTTTTAACTTGTCGATAGCCTAGTTTGTTTTTTTGGGGTGATATTTTATATCCCATATACTTAGCGACATCCTCTTCTGTCTTTTTTTCAAAATACAGCATGCGATATGCTACATAATGAATTGATGACAACCTGGCCTTCATTTTATCATCAAGAAGCTTTAAAGACCTTTGAAAGTCAAAGTTATCATCTTGTCTGCTATGTATTTCTTTGCTGAAGTCCTCAATAGATAGGGGTAGTTTTATTTCTAAGCCTATCTTTTTGGATTTTTTCCACTTTGAGCAAATTGGGCATCTTTCTTGGTCATGATCATCTAAATGGTATGATGTACAAGGGTTTGTGTAGTTGCCGTAGTGATTCCTTAGTAAGTTGCGAATCTGATTAGAAATGATCCTGCCTATCCACGGTTCAAGTGGTCTACTTTGATCCCACAT